TCTGACTATATCTCCCCGATGCAGTCCGAGACGATGCTGGACAGTCCGTTTAAAACCCGACCCGATTCAGATCAATGACGACTAAGCCCAGAAAGTCCAAAGCCCTACGAGGGGCAACTAAACCAAGGCTTCACAGTCCACTTCTTAAAGGTGAAAACAAGCTGCAGGATGTCAAGGATCTTTGTGACATTGTAAAAATACCTTTGATGCCTTGGCAGGAGTTTGTGCTCAAAGATATGTTGACCACAGACAAAAAAGGCAACTGGATCCGCAAAACAAACCTGATTCTTGTAGCTCGTCAGAACGGCAAGACGCATTTAGCGCGTATGCTCATATTGGCACACTTAATCAAGTGGAATACGGATGTCTTAATCATGTCATCTAACAGAAGCATGGCTCTAGACACTTTCAGACAGATAACCCACCTATTGGAGACAAATGACCATCTTAAAGGATTCGTTAAGCAGATCCGACACGCCAACGGCACTGAAAGCATTGAGATGCTCTCTGGAGCAAGGCTTGATGTTGTTGCAGCAACTAGAGATGGAAGTCGCGGAAGATCCGTCAATGGATTGCTTTACATCGATGAAATCCGAGAAATCACAGAAGATGGATTTAGAGCTGCTACTCCTACAACTAGAGCTCATCCAAACAGTCAGACACTTCTTACCTCGAATGCGGGAGATGCTTTCAGCACTGTACTCAATGACTTACGGGAAAGAGCCATCGATTACCCACCCAAGTCATTCGGATTCTATGAATACTCAGCACCGCAATACTGCAAGATAAACGACCGCAATGCATGGGCTATGGCTAACCCCTCATTGGGGTACACAATCACTGAAGATGCGATTGAAGAAGCGATTGCAACATCTCCTATTGAAAATACGCGCACTGAAACGCTTTGCCAGTGGATCGACTCTTTAAGTAGTCCTTGGCCACACGGCATACTGGAAGATACATCCGATAGCACGCTAGAAATGTCCGCTGGGGCTTATACTGTATTCGGTTTCGATGTCAGTCCTTCACGCAGGAACGGATCATTGGTCGCAGGACAACTTCTCCCAGATGGGAGGATTGGCATCGGAATCTTGGAGACTTACAGCTCTCAGGTCGCCATCGATGAACTAAAGATGGCGGCATCGATTAAGGGCTGGTGCGATATTTACAAACCGCGCCTAGTTTGCTTTGACAAATACGCAACCCAGACAATTGCCGATAGATTAAGCAATGCTGGAGTTATGGTTGAGGATGTTTCAGGACAGCAATTTTACAAAGCCTGTGGAGATCTACTGGAAGGCTTAGTCAATGCTCGCGTTGTTCATAATGGGCAGGCAGAATTGATCCAGCAGATGAATAACTGTGCAGCTAAAGTCAACGATTCGGCTTGGCGCATTATCAAAAGAAAATCAGCCGGTGACATATCAGCACCAATTGGCTTGGCAATGGTCGTTTCCAAATTGATGATCCCAGTTGCTAAACCTCAAATATATACTTAGACACACCGACTATGGTCTGTCAAATACTTGACATGTGCTACCATTTATGTCTATGGGTAAAATTTTGCAAGCATTTGGCCTAGAGTCAAAGCCACAATTACAAGCTCAGTCTGCTCCGCAGGTTCTTGGCGAGTATTCACCTTATACAATGCCTTTCCAGTATGCATATGTAAGTCGTGAAGAAGCTCTAAGCGTCCCAGCATTGCAAAGATGTCGTAATCTTTTGGCTGGCACTATTGGCGCAATCCCAATGGAGCTTTACAAAAAATCAACCAATGAATCTATTGGTTCACCAGTATGGTTAGAGCAACCTTCATATTCACAGCCACGATCTGTAACGATTGCATACACGGTTGAATCACTACTTCTGTATTCGCAAGCATTTTGGAAAGTTGTTGAAGTTTATGCCGAGGATGGCCGTCCGTCTCGCTTTGAATGGATTGCTAACAATCGCGTAACTGCAACACTTGATAGCACAAATACTTTTGTTAAGTCTTATGCAGTTGACGGAATGACTTTGCCTAATGATGGTCTTGGAAGTTTAATTACTTTTCAATCTTTGCTTCCTGGTATCTTGAATACCGGTGTGCAAACAATTCGTGCTGCAATCGATGTGCAAAAGGCAGCAGCAATTGCAGCCAACACTCCAATGGCAACTGGCTACATCAAAAACACTGGAGCAGATTTAGATCCTAAAGAAGTTTCTGGATTACTAGCTGCATGGAAAAATGCACGCAATAATCGCAGCACAGCGTATCTAACATCCACACTTGAATATAACCCAGTATCATTTTCACCAAAAGACATGATGTATTCAGAGGCAATTTTTAGCCTTAGCACGGATATTGCTCGTTTGTGCAATGTGCCTGCATATTATGTTTCAGCAGATGCAAATAACTCTATGACTTATGCCAATGTTCAAGATGAACGCAAGCAATTCTTAACACTATCTTTACAGCCATTCATTACAGCCATTGAAGATCGTTTGTCGATGGATGACATCACTGCTCGCGGAAACATTGTCAAATTTGACATTGACCATAATTTCCTACGCACTGATCCAATGGAAGAACTAGCAGTAATTGAAAAACTTTTAAACTTAAATCTGATTACCACAGAACAGGCAATGGCAATGACTGACCTAACACCTAACGGAAGCCAAGGAATGCAATGAATCAAATAGTTACCTTCTCAGCTGATCTAACAGCAGATTCAGCAAGTCGCACAGTATCTGGAAAGATCGTGCCTCTTAATGTTGAAGCAGGATCGACAAACATGGGCAAAGTGATTTTTGAATCTGGATCTATTTCAATTCCAGATCCTAAAGCAATCAAACTTCTCAGCCAGCATGATACAAAGAAGCCTTTGGGTCGCATGGTTTCATTCAGCGAATCAGAAGATGCAATTCATGCAGTTTTTTCAGTAAGTCGCTCACAGCGCGGCACTGAAGCTCTTATCCTTGCAGAAGAAGGTTTGCAATCTGGATTATCAATCGGAGCAGAAGTATTAAAGTCAAAGATCAAGGACGGCGTGACTTATGTATCCGCTGCTCGCTTGGTCGAAACCAGTTTAGTAACCGAGCCAGCGTTTAAATCTGCTCAGGTTACTGATATTGCAGCGGAAGAATCTGCTGTAGAAGAATCAACCCAACCAACAGAAAGCGAGACAGCAACCGTGGAAGAAACCACTCCAGCAGTCGAAGCAACACCAGTTGAAGCACCAGCGGTCGAAGCTGCTCGCCCAACTGTTTCAGCAGCATACTTCACACAGCCACGCATCGAATTGACAGCAGCTAAGTATGCAGAAAACACAATCCGTGCAGCACTAGGTGATGAGAATGCTCGTCAGTACCTACGCGCAGCAGATGACACATCAAACAACACAGGCTTGGTTCCAACACGCCAGTTGTCAGAAATCATCAATCCACTAGGCACAACAATTCGTCCATCAATCGAAGCAATCTCTCGCGGAGTATTGCCAGATGCAGGTATGACATTTGAGATTCCAAAGATCACAGCAATGCCAGCAGTTGCAGTTGCTAATGAAAATGCTGCATTCCAAGATACAAATCAAACTTCAGCCTTCCTATCCGTGGATGTTAAGAAGTATGCAGGACAGCAGACATTCTCAGTAGAATTATTGGATCGCACATCTCCAGCATTCTTTGACGAACTAGTACGCAATATGGGCGCAGCTTATGCAAAGGCAACAGATGCAGCAGTCAATGCAGCAATCATTGCAGGTGCAACACTAGACGCAACAACTACAGCAACATACCCAACAGCATCAGCATTGCTTGGAATCGTTGCTCGCGGTGCAGCATCTGTTTATGATGCAACACTTGGTCTATCAAATCCATTCGCTCGTAACATGATCGTCAACACAGCACAGTGGTCAAACATCATGACACTGAACGACAATGGCCGTCCAATCTACACTGCATCAAACCCAATGAACGCAGGCGGATCAGTATTGCCAACAGCACTACAAGGCAATGTTGCAGGTCTTAACCTTTATGTAACACCAAACACAGCAGCTGGAACAGACACAGACGGATCAATCCTCATTGTCAACCCAGAGGCATACACATGGTATGAGTCACCAACATACCGCCTACGCGCTGAATCAACAGCAAACGGTTCAGTAACAATCGGCTACTATGGCTTTGGAGCAATCGCTACTAAGGTCGGAGCAGGCGCATTTAAGAACAACAAGGCGTAATAAACTCACTAAGTCGCTCTAGGGGGTCAGTAGCCCTCTGACTCCCTAGAGTCTTATGAAAGGATAAAAATGGCACTTACAACAGTTGCAGAATTACGCTCAACACTAGGCGTAGGCACTTTGTATTCAGATGCCGTTTTACAGGAAGTCTGTGACGCATCAGATGCAGTCCTGCTTCCCATGCTATGGAACAACTACACATTTAATGTGGCACACAGCAACACAACAACAGAGGGCACACTATATTTTAATGAATATATAAAAAATGTTTTTTATGTAGGTCAAACAGTGACTATTACTGGTAATGGAGCACCACATAACGGATCTAAAACGATTACTAGTATGAGCGATACATCTATCACTTATGCTGTGACAGGCTCCCCAACAGCGCAACCTCAACATACAGTTACACCTTTTGGACAAGTTGCAGTTGTTGCAACAGTTGATTACACAACCGATACAGCAATCCAGAACGCAGCTCTTATGATATCTGTTGAAATCTGGCAAGCGCGAACAGCCACCCTTTCTGGCAGTAACGCAGTCGATTTCCAGCCAAGCCCTTACCGAATGAGCGCACAGCTTCTCGCTAAGGTGCGAGGATTGATTGCACACGCGCTAGACCCTCGCTCAATGGTGGGCTAATGCCTCCAGTAGCGATAACCACTCTCCGCACTACTTTAGCCACCGCGCTAGTAGATAACACTAAATATCAAGTCTTTGCTTTTCCGCCTGCCACCGTTCTTGCAAATTCTGTCATTGTATCTCCGGACGATCCTTATTTAACACCCAGCAATAACCAGCACATCACAATTAGTCCAATGGCTAGTTTCAAAATTATTATGACAGTGCCATTGTTTGACAATGAAGGCAACCTTAACGGTATCGAAGATATTGTTTGTGGTGTGTTTGCCAAGTTAGCGGCATCATCTCTGGTCTATAATGTAAGTGCAATCAGCGCACCAAGAATTCTCAATGCTGCATCAGGCGATCTGCTCAGCTGTGAGATGTCCGTATCAATCCTTACGAGTTGGAGTTAAAATGTCCGAGTGGGAAAAAGAAAACGAAGCCTTCCTGATCAAGATCGGGCAGGTAACACCAGCAACACCAAAGCCAGCAACTACTAAGAAAGACGAGGAATAATCTCATGGCTGTATTTCTAAACAATAATGTGGGCGTGAAGATCAACTCAGTCGATCTTTCAGACCATGTCACAGCAGTAACAATCAACCGTTCATTTGATCAGCTGGAAATCACAAGCATGGGCGATCAGTCACATAAATTTGTGAAGGGGCTAGAAGCATCATCTGTAACAATTGATTTCCTAAACGACACAGCATCTGCAAATGTATTGGCAACACTACAGGCAGCATGGGGAACAACAGTCACAGCTGTATTTCTACAGACAAAGGGAACAGCAGTTTCTGCTACAAATCCTCTTTACACTGTTTCATTGCTAGTCAATAACACAACAGACATCAATGGTGCTGTTGGCGATATTGGCACACAATCAATCACATTCACTGCTAACTCAACAATTGCAGTGGCAACTACAGGATCATTCTAAACAATTAAATTAAGGGGCTAATCATGGCAAAACTAAAGATCGTTCGTACAGATGGAAGCGTATTAGAAGGCGAAATCACTCCGGCAGTGGAGTATTCGTTTGAGCAATATGCTAAAAAGGGTTTTCATAAGGCTTTTCGCGATGAGGAAAAGCAGTCGGATGTTTATTGGTTGGCATGGGAAGTCACTCGCAGGTCAGGTGAATCTGTTAAGCCTTTTGGTATGGATTTCATCGAGACACTACAAAGTGTCGAGGTGCTTGATTCAGACCCTTTAGCTTAAAGCGCGATCTTCCGTTCACCTATCTAATCGCTAGGCTAAGCATTAGATTGGGAATCGCGCCACAGCAATTATTAGAGCTAGACAAGTCAATGCTAGATGCATTGGTGCAAGGTCTAAAAGACGAAGCAAAGGAGATCAAAGATGCCAGCAACAGTCAAAGGCGGCGTTGAACTCCGTAAGGCTCTACGCAAGTTTGCCCCCGATCTTGGCAAAGAATTACCTAAAGAAATTGCTGTGGCCTTAAAACCCATTGTGAAGGCTGCTAAAGGGTATCTGCCAGATAACACACAGATATTAAGCGGATGGTTGGCTCGTCCAAATTCAAAGGCAACTTTTCCAACTTATGATGCCAAATTGGCTAAATCTGGCATTGGTTACAAAGCAACTCCGTCTAAGCCAAATCGTAAAGGTTTTACTTCACTGGCTCGGGTATTTAACAAGACGGCAGCTGGAGCAATATACGAGACTATGGGTCGCAAAACTCCCAATAGTCGCTTTGTCCAGAATCAAACTGGTAAATATGGATCTAGCATGAAAGGCACAGACAAGATGGAAGGTCGTGTTCTATTTCGTGCCTACGAAGAAAATCATGGCAAAGCCAGTGAAGCTGTTCTCAAAGCCATTAAAACTGCTGGTGATAAATTAAAGGCAAAGGCAAAGGTCTGATATGTCAAACATAGTCATTGATATTGCCGCGGAATTTACTGGCAAAAACGCTTTTAAATCAGCTGAAAACTCAACTGAAAAATTAACAAGAAGCGTAAAGAAGTTAGCCAAAAGCCTTGGTATTGCTTATGGTACTCAACAGATTCTGGCTTATGGCAAAGCATCGGTAAAAGCGGCAGCAGCCGATCAAAAAGCGCAGCAACAATTAGCCCTTGCTTTAAAAAATGTTGGACTTGGCCGTGATGCGACGAATACAGAAGCATTCATTCAGCAACTGCAAAGTGAATTTGGCATCATCGATGACCAGTTGCGTCCGGCTTATCAGCGTTTAGCCGTAGCAACTCGCAACTCTGCTGAATCGCAAAAACTATTACAACTCTCATTAGACATATCTGCATCGACTGGCAAAGATTTAGAATCTGTAACCTCAGCTCTTAGCAAGGCATATCTCGGTAATAATACGGCCTTGTCAAAATTGGGTGTTGGTATATCCAAGGCTGATCTCAAAGCAGGCAATTTTAACGATATTGTAGATAAGTTATCAACTACTTTTGCTGGATCTGCAAAACAAGCTGCCAATTCTTATTCAGGTACATTGGACAAACTTAATGTTGCCTCGAATAATGTCAAGGAAACAATTGGTATTGGCATCATCGATGCCCTCAAATTGCTTGGACAAGATCAAAGCATTGATACAGTCACCAAGAAAATGGAAAGTTTTGCCAAAGCGACAAATGAAACTTTGGTTGGATTATCTTCAATTCTTTCCAAAATCCAAGGTAATAAACTTGGTGGAGCAATCTTAGGCACTTTTAGTGACATTATAACAAACCTACAACCATTAGCCCTTTTTAGAAAAGAAGGCCAGAAGGTCAATGCAACAAAAAATCGCAACGGTGATAATGCATCTGCTTTGGCCGATCTTGCTCGTCTTGAGAGTCTATACAAAGTCAAAACTTTAGATTCAACTAAGAAAATTACTGCTTTAACTTCCCAGCAACTGAAAGATGCTCGCGCGAAGGCAATTTTGGATAAAGCAAATGCTGCCCTAAATAAAGGCACAGATCTATTTAACATGGATGCTATTCAAGTCCAAGCTGCTTTAATCAACCAAGCGGAGCAACTAGGAAAGGCCACGACCTCTAGCCAGATCCTACAAATTGCCAATGACACTGCCAGACTTAAAATCAAGCAAGATATTCTTGATCTAGAAGCTGCAATTGCAGCAGGGGATGAAGCGTCAATTACGGCAGCGACCAATAAACTTAATGCTGATATGAAGATTCTCAGCTCATTGCAACAACAAAATCTAAAGTTAATTGATATCAAATCTTTGTTGGAATCTTTAAAGCCAAAAGACCTTATCAATTTGGCTAATCTTGAAGCTGCTCTGGCTTTGTTAGGTCAAATCAACCTTGCTTCAACTGGATCTAAAACAACTCCTGCATCAACGGTAGGCGTTGCTGGTGGCAGCAATACAGCTGGCAATCAATACTCTAATCAAGTAGGCAATGGCCTCTATGGAATGCAGGTCGCTTCCAGCATCGATGCGACCAATCTAAACACTGCACTTCTTGGTGGAGTAGTTTCAGTGATCGGGTCAAATCTTAAAGAATACCTAGCACCTAATCCTGCTGGCTTTGGCAGCGGTGCTTATGATGTCAACATTACGGTCAATACTGGCGTGGGCGATCCTAATGCAATTGCAGATGCAATCAATCAAGTCATTCAAGATGCTGTAGATCGTGGCACTTTACGAGGTGGTTCTTACTAATGCCATGGCTACCATCGTGGCGCGTTACTGTAGGTGACAATGTCTATACATCCGTTACCTCTGTTTCCTATGCTTCAGGTCGTACAGACATCGATAGACAAGCCACCGCAGGCTATTGCCAAGTAGAGATTGTCAATACCGACAATACGCCTTTTACGATCAATGTCACAGAATCAATCCTATTAGAGCTTAAAGATACAACTGGATCATATGTCACCGTATTCGGTGGAGAAGTATCAGACTTTTCTATTGGCGTGCGTAGCCCTAATGAGGCTGGCTTTGTCACAACTGGCACAGTCCTTGGTATCGGTAGTCTTGCTAAACTGACAAAAGCCGTCTATAACACAGCTCTTGCAGAAGGCTTAGATGGTGCTCAAATTGCAGCCATTTTGGATGGCGCACTTAACCTCAATTGGAATGAAGTAACTCCTACCGTTACTTGGAATACATATCCTGCAACGGTGACTTGGGCTAACGCTGAATCCTATGTCGGCACGGTTGATTCTGGCTTCTATACAATGATTGCTCTTGCAGCTAGTGCCACGGCTAAAAGCCAGACATTAACAGATCAGATTGCTAACTCTGGACTTGGACAAGTTTATGAGAATCGTTATGGCAATGTGTGCTTTGACGATGCCGATCATCGATCTAACTATCTTGCTGCCAATGGCTACACATTTTTGGATGCTGATTATGCTGTGCCTACTAGCATCAAATCGACTACAGCGATCAGCCGTATCCGTAATAGCCTTATCTACAAATACTCAACAGGCTACGGATCTACTTACAGTACCTCGGATACAGACTCTATTGCCCTTTATGGACTTTATGAGCGGTCTCAGGAATCCAACATTAAGAATCTATCGGAGATCACTGACATTGCTGGTCGTCAGTTAAACCTTCGCAGATCCCCTAGAGCACAGCTTGAAGCCATCACTTTTAGACTTGATAATCCCACTATGCCAGATGTAATGCGTAATAGTTTAATTGGGGTTTTCTTTGGTCAACCTATGCTTATCAGCAATCTGCCAAGCAACCTTTTGGGTGGCACATTTGAAGGCTTTGTAGAAAACATCGCTATGCGAGCGACACCTACATATGTCGATCTAACCCTTTATTTAACAGCAACAGATCTATCACTTAGCACGACACAATGGGAGACCGTAATCCCTAGCTCAATTACTTGGGCTACCACAAATGCTACACTTATCTGGAACAATGCGACAGGAGTCCTAAACTAAATGGCAACAAGTCCGAATTATAGCTGGCCAGAGCCAGACAATACCGATTTAGTCAAAAATGGCGCACTAGCCATCCGCACGATGGGTAATGCCATCGACACGACTATGGCGACAATGACTCCTAAATCGACCTACACAGCAAAAGGATCTATTGCAGCTGCAACAGGCGCATCAACTCCTGCCAACCTTTCGGTAGGCAATAACGGCGAGACACTTGTAGCAGATAGTTCCACTTCAACAGGTTTGCGCTATCAAAGCAATTTTGCAGCAGGTAAAAATGCAGTAATTAACGGAGCGATGTATTGGGCACAAAGAGGCACAACTTTTACAAATCCTTCAAGTTCATCTTATACATTAGACAGATGGCTTACTGCTTATGACGGCAGCGGTGGCACTAGAGTTATTTCACAGCAAGCCTTTACCCCTGGCACTGCTCCTGTTGCTGGTTACGAAGCAAATTATTTTTTACGCATTAATCAATCTGTTGCACCAACAAGTAATACTTATGTGGATATAAGACAACGCCTTGAAAATGTAACTACTTTTGCAGGTCAAACAGTAACAGTCTCATTTTGGGCAAAGGCTAACGCTACTCGAACACTCACAGTATTAGCAGATCAAGATTTTGGTTCAGGTGGCAGTTCACGCGTATTTAACGCATTAGCAGCAAACGCGGTTTCAGTCACGACATCTTGGCAACGCTTTACATACACAGGCACAGTTGCTTCAATTTCAGGAAAAACAATCGGCACAAGTTCTTATGTTGATTTAACTTTCCGTACGGATACAACAGGTGGCACTTTCACTATGGACATTTGGGGAGTGCAAATTGAATCAGGTTCAGTTGCTACCGCTTTTCAGACCGCAGCAGGAACACTTCAAGGAGAATTAGCCGCTTGCCAGCGGTACTACTGGAGATTTGGAGCAGACTCTACATATCTTTATGCAGGTTTTGGTTCAGGGTCAGCCGCTTCAACAACTTCAGCAACAATCATTTGTCAAAATCCTGTGCCAATGCGTGTACCTGCAACAGGAATTGATGGAAATCAACTTGGTTTGGTTGATGGAGTTAATGGTGTTGTTGCTGTAACTGGAACAGTATTAGCACAATTAAATCCTTTTCAAAGTACAATTCTTGCCAATGTTGCAAGCGGTTTAACACAATATCGTTGGTATAGATTATCAAGTAACAATTCAGCATCAGGCTACATCGGATTTAGTGCGGAGTTATAAAATGGATAATGTTAATTTTTTAGAAATTGAAGGCGTGCATCACGCAATTATTACTCACAAAGATGGGTCTTTTACCTCAATGTTGAAATCAACCTATGATGCTATGCAAGCGGAACAATCCACACCAAGTGTGACGAATGAAACCAAAACTAAGTAAAGCTGCTATTCAACTCCGAGAGCAGTTTGATGACTCATACCCAAGTCGTGACCGCACATCGGATGGTTGGATCGGTGATACCCGACATGCAGCTCGTCCTAGCGATCATAATCCCGATGTTGATGGCTGGGTTCGTGCCATCGATGTTGATCGTGATCTCAGTGGTAGGGCTAAGCCCGACCTCATGCCAGATCTTGCAGATCAGATTCGTCTCTTATGCAAGTCTAAAAAAGAAACACGCATTACCTACATTATCTTTGATGGTCGTATCGCCTCAGACAAAAAGTCTTGGGAATGGCGACCATACGAAGGTTCAAACAAGCACAACCACCACTGTCATATCTCGTTTGCAAAAGAAGCTGACAATGATTCGGCTTTTTTTCAAGTACCTATGTTAGGAGCAAGTCAATGAATGAATTAAAAGTAGCAGCAGGTTCATGGGCTAGAGCCTTTTTGGTAGCAGTTATTTCTATGGCAGCAGCTGGGGTCACAGATCCTAAAGCTCTTATTGCAGCAGGAATTGCATCGATCTTGCCACCGGTGCTTCGCTACCTCAACGCAAATGATCCAGCCATGGGAATCAAAAAGTGACCCAAGATAATTTTTTCCAGATCTATTTAGCGACTCTGGCAACCCTTGGTGGTCTATCAGGCTTTGTAATCACACACCTATTGTCTGAAATTAAAAGACTCAATGGGCGTGTCGATGAGATTTATAATCTTTTACTAGAGCGATAATTTTGTCATGGCAAAAAAAAGGGTTATAGATCTTGACACCTATAGCGCGTTAGATGTATGGGCTATTGGCCTTCAAGAAATGTATAGAGCTTTACGCAGAGCAGGTTTTGATGTTGATCTAGCGTTGGCCATTATTGTTGAACCAATGGCTTATCCGCGTTGGATCTTGCCAGAGCCAGTAGAATCCGAGAAGTTTGGCGATTATGAAGATGAGGATGACGATTAAGCGAATCGTTGTCGTATCGGACTTACAAGTTCCATATCATGACAGGGTTGCAACCCGTAACCTTGCAAGCTTCATCACAAAATTCAAACCCGATCAGGTTGTAACAATAGGCGATGAAATCGATCTTCCACAGATTAGTAAATGGGAAGAAGGTCGCATGGGCAGTTATGCCCAGACCTTAGATGATGATCGCAATGAGGCCGTGCAGCTTCTTTGGGATTTAGATGTTACTGATTGCATCCGTAGTAATCATACAGATCGTCTATATAACATCATCATGGCTAAAGTGCCTGCTTTTGGTGCATTGCCAGAGCTTCGCTTTGAGAAGTTTATGAAGTTTGATGAACTGGGCATTACATTTCACAAGAACCCTATGGCCATTGCTCCTAACTGGATTGCTGTTCATGGCGACCACACACCAATCAAGCCACAGGGGGGCTTATCAGCCCTAGAAGCGGCTCGTAGGCACGGTAAGAATGTTATATCGGGACATACTCACAGAGCAGGTAGATCGGCCTTCTCAGAGGCCTCTGGAGGCCGTATAGGGCGTGTTCTGCATGGTGTTGAGGTAGGCAATCTTATGGACTTTAAGCAAGCGCATTACACGAAAGGTTCTGCCAATTGGCAACAGGCTTTTGCCATTATGTATATCCATGCATCGAAGGTTCAGGTCGATTTAATCAACATTGAAAAAGACGGCACATTCATCGTCTCGGGAAAGTCCTACGGCCGACCTAGATAATCGTTACCGTTTCGTTACCTAAATGTGTTAGACATTGTCAGATAGGCATGAGACTCTAAGTCTGTAGCCAATCAAGGGCATTGGCACAGATAGGTAATCAAATGCAAGTTCCAATTATTTTGTTATTGTTAGCTGCTAATGTCTTATGGTTTATTGTCGGTTGGTCAATGGGCTACAAAGAGGCAGAGCAGGATCACGAATTCTATGCGCGCTAATGAAATCCTACTATCCAGCACCGACACGATCCGTGACCGTGGGCTTCAATACGGTCACCCTGCGGATAACCTGCAACACACCGCAATGCTCCTCAGCGCATACTTACAAACACCAATTCACGACTATCAAGTGGCAGGGATCATGGTCTTGGTTAAACTTGCAAGGACTAATCAATCAGCGCAACATATCGATAACTGGATCGATCTATGCAGCTACGGAGCACTAGGCGGTCAACTCGCTACAGAGGAGAATGAGCTTTATGTTTAATTTAGCCGATTATGAGCCAGTGGAGGTTCGACTTGAAAAGTTTATTAAGGATTATCCTTCGTTTCGCATTGCAACTGAGTTGGAAGTGGTCGAAGCTGCTAGATACATTATTAAAGCGTACTTATACAAAGATGCTGGCGATAGCGTTGCTTGGGCGACAGGGTACGCTGAGGAGACGGTTTCTGCTAGAGGTGTCAATCAGACTTCAGCACTGGAGAATTGTGA